GGATTAACAGCAATCTGGTATCAGCGCAGAACAGGGATCGGTTGTATTGGACGAACATCCCAGTTAGGTCGATGCCAGAAAACCGAAGAATTGTTCTAAAAGATATTTTGGAAGACGGGTTCGTTGACCGCGAGAAGTCACATTGCATTGACGCAAATTATTTTAAGGGCGGCAATCTGAAGTCATATTTTGAAAAGCATCGCCGCCAGTTGGTGTTTGATCTTGACGATAAACCGAACAATTCTGGGTTGATTTTAGCTGGAGAAGCTGACCTTAAAGGGCATGGCTACAACCGCAGGGTGTATCACCCCGATGGCAAGGCACCAAGTTTGTGTGCGGCTAGCGGCGGAAACCTAGAGCCAAAGATTTTGCAGTTGCCCCGTGGAGCCAATAAGGGCGGTGTTAGGGCGCATAACGGTAAGGTTCCGTCAATGACTGGTTCATCATGGCAAAATAATAATTTTGTTCTTTATCCAGCGTCTATCGTTGGTCGCCGTATAAAAGATGGTGTCCGTAAGGATAACGACAAAGAAGTTCCGATCACGCAGTGCTTAGAAGTGCATGAGGTGGACAAGTCACGTTGCCTATCTACAGTGGAAAAAGACACGTTGTTGTCACCATTGCCGGAAGGCCGTTACGAAGATGCGTATAGCGATGATATGCGGCTGATGTGGCGCAAGCTAACAGTTACTGAGTGCGAAAGATTGCAGACAGTTCCTGATGGCTACACAGCGCATGTGAGCAACACGCAACGCTACAAGATGTTGGGCAATGGTTGGACAGTGGATGTTATCTGTCATTTGTTGAAGGGCATGAAGGATGGCTAAAATAGCTAAAATAGCTAAAACTGGAATTACAGTTGCCCCAGATATTAAGGGGCATGAGCGTATTGTTGAATGGTTTGTTGAACGCAGGGATGCAGTGGATAAACTGCCAGAAGAATATGTGATTGCGCGTGATGATTATTATGCAAATTACAAAACCCACCACAAAGAAGGGTCAAAGATAAATAAACACATTAACCATGAGTATATCCCAGTGGTGGGCGGTTTGGTCGAGGCATCCAAGGTAGGGCGCGATGAGCCTGATGTGTTCTACAAGATGCTGGTCAAGGACACAGATAAGCACGGCAGTTCATTGTACGGTAACACGCATGACATCAGTTGCGAGATGCTATTTGTTCGCACAGATCAAAAGCAGTTATACAGGAATGTGTTCAAGGTGAAGTTGCGAGTGCAGCCTGAGTGCTATGACCTAATGCACCATTTAAGGCGCGATGAGCCGGAGGCAGATGCAAATGCCCGGCTGTTTATTCTTACAACCCGAACAAATTCATACGAAATGGCGCATGAGTACAGGTTGGATAATATCCGGCGGGAAGCAATTCGTGTGTCAAAGAAGCGATATGAGGGCAAGAAGCGCGAAGAACGCGCAACGCCTAAGTGGGCTAATCATTTTAAAATCAATGCAGTATACAGTGATGCTTACAGATTAAATAAACGTGACGGAAAGAATACATGGCACGTTGATCACATTTTTCCGTTGCATTTTAATGATCGAAACGGGTGCGAGGGGTCTGGGCTGCACATTCACCAGAATTTACAAATTGTCACCCGTGAGTTTAACCTAAAGAAGTCAAACAGGTTTATCGGATGAAGCTGGAGTTGTTTCCTATAACGATCAAAGATGCGAACAATTTCGTTGATCAGCACCACAGGCATAACAAGCCCGTCAAGATCGGGTATCGGTTTGCGCTTGGTGCGGTGTATGGCGATGATTTGGTCGGGGTTGCTATGGTCGGTAGGCCAGTTGCCCGTATGCTTGATGACGGGTTTACGGCTGAAGTGTTACGGGTTTGTGTGTTGGACGCAGCACCGAAGAACACTTGTTCGTTTTTATACGGGAGGTGCTGGCGAGTCTGGCAACAAATGGGCGGCAAGCGCATGGTAACGTATACATTGCAATCTGAGTCGGGTTCTTCTTTGCGTGGCGCAGGTTGGAAGATAATGGGTGAAGTATCAACACGGTCTAATCCGTGGGGTAGTTCCAGCAGAAAACGGGAACACCAGCCAATATACGAACAAATGAAGTTCAGATGGGAGGCATGAAAGGAGGCTGTTATGGCTGAAGCAAATAGAATGTATTGGGCTTTGAAAGAGCTGCGTATGCTCATGGATGAGGAAGTCGCTCTGGATAGGATCAAGGAAAAGGTCGAAAATTTGACCGAAATGGCGCTCGGATGTCAGTGCAGTGAGCGTTACAACTATGTGGTATCGGATCAAAAGCTGATGATATTGCCCAACGGTGATTATTACACGAGGCTTTACACAGCCGATATGAGTTGCCACTGGGTGGTTGATCTGCACCAGCGCCCCGGCACCAGTAAAATTGTTCGTGTTGAAGCAAGGAGGGACGAATGCAAGTACCAACAAGAGAACAAATAGCAGAGGCGCTTCGAGTGCCTGAAGTTAAGCCAGAGCTGGACAGGTTGGGCAGAATAAAGGTCAAAAACACCCGAAGTGATGTCGTGTCAATGGGGCAACAAATACATAAAGAGCGGCTGAAAAAGGCTATGTTTAAACGGTGATGTTAACCAGTTTTTGGTTAATATTTACTTACAAGTTACAAGGTTACAAATTTGTAAGTAAATCACTTGTAAGTAATAAGTTGCTGTAATCATTGGCGTAATCGGTTTACTTACAAGTCGTGTTTTTTTCATAAACCAAGTTAGGAGTTGCTTGTAAGTGACTGAAAACAATCAAACTTACAAGGTTACACAAGGTTCTATATATATATATATGGGTAGGTGTAACTAACCTACCCATATTATGTGAGTGTCAGCGAGGGCAGCATGAAACAAGGAATGAGACGATGCGCTTTCTGCAAAGAGTATTTTGATGCAGAACACATCATGGAGCTAAACGGCAGGCCAATATGTTTTCCGTGTGCAGTAACTTCGTCTTGGGTCGATCAAAAAAGGAGGCAACGGGAAATGGTAAGTAAATATGATGAAGCATTAGCAGAGCAGCGGAATCAGAAAAAAGCGAACAATTTGATTCAAGAGTCTGGGATCTGTGAAACCAAGCGCGGAACGCTGTATTACCCAGATGATGATCATAAAAACGTGTACCACCTAATAGGGTACTCAGATATGGAGTTTTAAATGCCAAAGGTCGGTGAAGATCTACCAAAAGAAATGCGCATGGCAGGGTTGAAGAAGCTGAAGCCACAACAGCAGGACTTCCTGAACAACTATCTGCACAAGGATATGACGCAGACAGAGGCCGCTAGACAGGCTGGATACAAGAACGCTTCGGTGTCAGCAGTGCGGCTATTGCGTAACCCAGTTGTGGCGGAACGCTTGCAGGAAATGCGGCTGGAGGCACAGGCTAAGTTCGGGGTCAGTATAGACAAGTCTGTTCGGGATCTGAAAAGGCTTCGGGATGAGGCTTGGGAGCAGGGCAGATTTAGCGAGGCTATCCGTGCTGAAGAGCTACGTTTGAAGGCGTCGGGGCTACTTATCAACAAGCAGCACGTTGTAAAGGAAGACATCACAGCCGCGTCCAAGGAGGATATTGCTAAAAAACTGGATGAGTTCAAGAGGTTAGCCGAGTCACGCATGGTGAACGTAACACCAGATGTAGAGGTTATTGAGCATGAGGCACAAGATATAGCTGAAGATAACCAATAACTGGTTAATTGTTCGCAAACGCCCCGTGCGGGGGGAGGAGACGGCGACACCGGGCGTTTTCGGGAATTGTTCGGGTTCGGGATGCCCCGGAGTCGGGCTTTTCGGGCTTCGGGATAGGGAATCTGCGGGTTTGCGAAGTCTTTTCTCCGATGACGGCTGGCCCGGGCTGTGAGTCGGGCTGCTGCACCAGTATAATTGTTCGGGTTTCGGGCTGCCCAGTCTTCGGGCTTCGGGGTTTTCGGAGCTTCGGGCTTGACATCGGGCTGCGGCTCGGGCCATCATTACGACTCCTCCCTTGAACTGACCCGGCGCAGCTATCCCGTGCCGGGTCTTTTTCGCAGCGCAACCCGTACAATTGTTCGTAGCCCGCAGCGCAGCCGGTTGCAGCGCAGCTCGTGAAAAAAAAGTATTATTTGATGCTTTTTCTTGTTGACAGTGTTGCAATGATTGCTTATATATATAAGCACGAGGTGGGTAGCTATGACCGCCGACCAGTGATGCGAACAGCACCCAGCTCGTGCTTAACAACTAAAGAGGTAGACATGACTTACAGATGTTCAGATTGCAGCAACGTGTTTGCTGATGAGGAATACCCAGAGGACAACAACAGTCACCCGTCATATTGTACAAGGTGCGGGTCTGAAAGGTTGATTGAACAGGAGGCGGAACATGCGTAGATTAGGAAGTGCATTGAGGAGGCGCAGAATGAGTAAGCTAGGAAGTGCGTTCATCGGGGTTGGGTTTGTCGGGGTCTGTATGATGACAGCCGTGGAACCAATCGACACAGTAGCCTTTTACATTCATGCGGGCATCATTACTATTTTTGCCCTGACCATCGGACTGGGGGTAGCGCTGAGTCGCAGCTAACCCGAACAATTTCCTCCAACTGCCCCGGCTGAGTCCGGGGATTTTTTTTGCCCGGGGCCTGCAACCCGTACAATTGTTCGTGTTTCCGCTGCGCTGCGAAGTTCCGGGAGGATTCAAAGTTTTTTTATTTTTTCCTATTTTTATGGTTGACTGCTGTGCAATGATTGCTTATATATAATACATGCTTAACGAAGGAGGGCTATTATGGCTGAAAAAGCAGACAGAATCAAAAGAGACTTGGCGGGCGACCTGCTCGATGTTAACCATGTGACGCGGCGCTTGTTCCGTTGTTGGTTGGACGGCTCGTATCTGGGATACGAACACTACCAAGACAACCTAGCGTTTCTAAAAGAGAACCACGACAACGAACGCAAGATGCGGATGTTTGTTATCCAAGAGTTCTGCAAGTACACGGCAACGGATGCAAATTGTTCTTACCGCTATGCACAGCAGATCATCACGGAGACGATCCCGAAGCGTAAGCTGGAGCAACTCAATAAGGCGCTGGTAGCTGATGCGCTTGACCTTATTGAAGACTTCTTGCGTGAGGAAGCGGCGTAATGCTTTATCTTGCATATGGGTCAAACCTAAACAAAAGCCAGATGGCTTCAAGATGCCCCCGAGCTAAACCGCTCGGGGCTATCTACCTACCGAGTTGGCGGCTTGTCTTTCGGGGCGTAGCCGACATTGAGCCTGCACCTCGTGACGAAATGGTGCCAGCGGGTATCTGGGAGATCACGCCCGAATGTGAAAAGGCGCTAGACCATTACGAAGGATGGCCTCGGCTGTACAGGAAAGAAAAGATCTGCGGGATGATGACGTACCTGATGAACTCAAACGGGTACGCCAAACCATCGGACTTCTATCTCGGGGTCATTGAACAGGGGTATCGGGACTTCGGGCTTGATGCGACTGAGTTATATTATGCCCGTGACTGGGAGGAGGAAGAGGAATGGGCATAGACTCGGGCTAAATTGTTCGGGTGAATCGGGCTGCAGCAGAGCGCTGCGGCCCATTTTTTTTGCCCGGGGTTCGGGCAGCGCCGGGGTGATTCGGGAATTGTTCGGGTTTTTTCGGGTTCCGGGCTGCAGCCGGGTCGGGTTTCAAGTTCGGGTTTGCAGCAGCGCCGGGCCACAACCCGAACAATTGTTCGTAAAACCCCGGACCAGCCCCGGGATTTTGCCGGATTTTTGCCAAAAAAATGCGCGCTGCGCTCAATAATTTCTGCCCGAAAATCGTCTATTTAATAAGAAAATCGCACAATTGTGCGTGTTTATGTATTGCAATGGTTGCCCATTGGTATATACTTTATGACAACGACAACAAAACAAGAGGAATAAAACAATGTTTTACAAAACTGACATAGGCGCAACATATCCAACATATACGCTCTATTTTGCCAATAGCAGTGATCTAATGGATCATTTGCAAGATTGCTTTAATTGCACCGCCAACGAAATTGAATTTAGTAATGCGTGGCGCAATGGTGATTTATTCACCAAACATGATGGCAATATTGATAAAGCGTTTTGCGATCATCACAATGTTGTTGATCAATTCGCTGAATATGACATTGCCAACATTTAACAACAAAACAAGAGGAACAAAACAATGCCTTACATTTTAGACGATACATTTTTGACAGTAGGTTATGAGCTTGAAATTGCCGGTGGCGGTTCATATGCAACATGGCGGCGCATATTAAATGATGCTGGCTTTGACTGGTTAAAAGTTGTGCCGGATGGCACACCAGTAGTTGATTGCGAGATTATAACGCCACCTATGCCAATGGGTTTATATGGTGGTGCCGATTATGATCTTGGCGAATTGTTCACATTTATTGAGCGCAACGGCGGCACCGTATCACGGCGCGATCTTGGCGGTCATATTCATGTTGGCAACCGCGCCATTAAAGGCATGACAACGGCAGACTACTGGCGGCAATCAAAACAACTTATGCGTGATCGCGGCGAGTTTTTCATGCCTTCCGATATTAACTGTTGTGACGTTATGCCATTGGTTTTAGTAAAAGACGTTGCGGTGCGTTATGCCGAACACCAAGATGCCGTCAATTCAATTTTGCCACAATCGCGCCGCTATAACCGCTATTGCAATAGCATTTCTCATATCGCGCCAGATGGCAGACAACATGATCAGTTTATGTCTGCACAATCTGCAAGCGATATGGCGTCTATTTTGGGTGGCAAGTTTGTTGCGGTAAATATGCAAACATGGGCGCGTGGCACGGTTGAATTTCGCCAGCACCAAGCCACACTGTCAGTTGATAAGTTGAAAGCGTGGTCATTATTAATTGATGCTATGTTCCGCCATTCTGATCGTTATCGTGTTGACTATAACGCGAACACGCCAACGACAGTTGATACGCCAGCATCACCATATCGCAACGGTTCGCGCATTGCGGTTATGTGGTCATTAATGCGCCGTGATGATGGCGCGACTACACGCGATCTAATGGACGCAACCGGATGGACGGCGCAAACAATTAGAGCGCGTGTTTCTGAAATGCGCCGTGATCATGGCGAACAAACTGTCATATGTAATAACCAGCAAGCCTATGGTCATAGCTATGGTGCCAGCAATGGTGAGCATGATTTGAATGGTTATATAATACCGCAATCAATAACCATACAACGGCGCGACAATGGCGGTTTGTTGCCAGAAAACCAGCGCGGTGTATCATCTATATGGGCAGGATTAGATGATCAGTTGTTTGAATATTTCAACACACGGCGCGATCAATTAAGTTGATCGCGTCAACACAACGACAACAACCCCGCGCTAGTCGCGGGGTTTTTTGTGGCGGTTGATCGGCAGGCAGCCCCGTTATGACATTTTGGTCATAACGGCAGGTACCCTAGTCGTTATGACATTTTGATCATATCGGGATGGGGTGGGATATGGCACCCCCCCATTTTTTTGTTGACACCAGCGGGCGCTTCGCGCCCTATTCCCCACAAACAATCATCAAAAAAAATTGCATATATTTTTGTCCTTGATTTTTCGCAATGATTGCCATATATATATCTAGCAGCAGGGATTTTGGAGTGGGCTTGGGGGGTCCGCTGTTACCAAGTGTGTATGCGTTCCCTGTTGTACGGTTCCTTTCGTTGGTATGGCGCATACACACATCCCCGTTTTTAAAGGAGGCAGAGATGGCTAATTACTTACTACACATTGGCGGGGAGCCTGTTGGTTTCACCGCAAACACACCAGAGGCGTTTATTGAGGCATGGCGTGATGTTCACAGGTACCCTGACCGTGATGAAAAAGCGTGGATGAAAACCGCTGCGGCTCTTGCTTGTGATTGGAGCGGCAAGCCTGTCAGATACGACACGCTAAAAAATTTTACACAAGATATGATACGACACGGAATGCTGGAGGAGGTTCATGCCTAAAAAGTCCAGTGCCTACTACAGCATGTGGGAAGGCTATGATCTTGAGCGTGAGCGCGTAAGCATGCAGAAGAGCCAAGCGGCTTTTGCCAGCATGCTTGGCATGAGCCATCGTATGTATTGTTAT